GAACATCAATCCGTGCCAAGTGGAAAAAGGTTGGTGAAGGTTGGACACCCATTTCCGTATCCAAAAAAACATTCCGTGGGAACTATGTGGCATCGGGGCAATTGGTAAATTCTATTCAACCCGCACCCAATGGTTTGAACATGGGGATTACCATGAACAAGACCGCCGACTATGTGCAGAACGGAAGGAAGCCAGGCAAAGGAATCCCGTTGGCATCAATGCGAAATTGGACAAAGATGAAAAGGTTGCAACCCCGTGACATGGGAACGGGGCGATTCAAAGGCAAGGCCGATGAAAACGCAATGCGATTCATGATGAACAGAAAGATTAAACACTTTGGTATTGAACCATTCCCATTTGTAACAATGGCACGAAAGGAAATTTTACCATCATTCAATAAGGCATTAACCACGGCCATGGCCAAAGACATAAAAGCAAGATTCAAACGATGACATTCAACGAACAACCCAGTGCAATATGTGGGGCAAAATCCCCATTGATTTACCAATTTTACGATGCGTTGTACACCGCAGATTCATTCTATTATCAATGCGATGTGTATGTGTGGAGTGGCACAACCACAATCCCAGGTTCACCGAATTGGACAATTAACCGCAAACCCGACCAATACGGATCGGGCCGTGGATGGATTGACATTCACAAATTGGTGGAACAAATGTTGACCGAGGATTATTTAATCAACGGCACATACAAACCCAATATCGGAAATGGGGCAATGCGTGTTGCCGTCAAAGTGCGTGGTGTGTATTTAGTAGGCACCACAACCACATACACGGCGTATGCGACCTCCAATGTTGTTTTGGCTACATTGGGTTACACTTACACATCGGAAGGGTTTAACGATGGATTTTCAAAAGTGGTTTACACGGACAAAACCCAAGTTACAATCACCGCAGAAACAACCACGGCATATTTGTGGTACGATGCAACTGTGGTTACTTCCATCACTTGTGGAACGGCAACCATCACACCAAACGCGGTGGGTGGGTTAAGTGCAAACACAATACAAGGTATTGAAATTGTACAATTGTTGGCAGCGGGTGGGGTATCGGCATCAACCAACATAACTTTTGTAAAGGCGGGGGATGATATTGTTATCCCATTGAATTTTGTGTGTGAGAATAAGTACGGGCAACAAGATGTGTTGTTCCTAAACAAATACGGGGTGTATGATTCGTTTTTGTTTAATGGCGTTCACAGAACCACAAACCAAATCAGCGGTGAAAAGTATTCACAACCGATTTACAAACAAACCGACCTTGCACAATCATGGACATACGGGGTTCCAATTACCACGCCATATTTGGTGAATAGTACCCAGGTGATGACAGTTAACACGGATTGGATCACGCAAAATGATGTTGATGTGGTTGAGCAAATTTTTTATTCTGTGAATGTATTGGTGAACGGCCCACAAGTTTTGTCGGCAAGGATTATTGATACCACATTTGAAAAGAAAACCCGCATAAACGAAAAGTTGATTTTGTACACCATCCAAATGGAATACAACCAACCAAAAATTAACAAGATAGTACGATAATGGCAATTAGATTTTCATTATCCATCCAAGATAGCAACACCGATACCATCGGCCCAATAATGTTGGCGTACAACCAACGCACGGCATCGGGATTTATTGAAGGCCAAGAATGTTGCATTGAAAAGTTGGAAGCGTTGGGCGGTACATTCAGTTACCAAATACCCGTGGATTTATTCCAAGATGAATCCGTACCACTTACAAGGCAATTAAAGGACTTGATGAACCTTGCCACCATTTGGACAGATTACACCCAAGATTTCCAAATACCCGCATCGGACACTAACAATGCAATTTTTTCCAATTGGTTTGATGAAAACATGGTTATCGTGGGTTGGAATCCCAACATTGGAAAAAACGCAACCATATTCATCAACGGATTACCCGTATTTGAAGGTCGTGTTGAATTGATTGGTTGCAAGTTCAAGGATGGGTTGCCACAATTGTACAACATCATTTTTTATGGTCAAACCAAAAAGATTTTGGATGCGTGGGGTGAAACATTAATGAACGAAGTTGATTGGAGTGAATACAATCACACGGCCAATTATGCAAACATATTGAGTTCATGGGATCAAGCGTTGGAGGGTGGTGATATTTTATGGCCTATTGCCGATTACAACCAAGGGTGGCGATATTCAACATTGAGTGGCGTAAACGGGAACATCCGCAATCCAAGGGGCGTTGAAGTGGATGATTTACGCCCCGCGATTCGTTTACGGGCGATGCTCACAACAGTGTTTGAGGAAATCGGGATTACATTGTCGGGTTCGTTCCTTACAAGGCCCGAAATGGATGATTTGTACATTTTGCCAATGCAAACGGCGGGGCCATTGTACGATCCCGAATATACATTGCCAGGAACTTTTGAAGCATACAAAGCACCACAATCATTCAACGGAAGCACATTTGGTGGGTTGACATATTCGCAATTGATATTCACATCCGTTGTTGTAAACCCATCGGGAAATTACGCATCGGGTACGGGCAATTATACGGCCAATCGTTATGGTCAATATACATTCACAGTTGAATTGAATGACCTTGTGGCCCCAGGTGTACCATTGCAAAGTTTGGAAATTGCATTTTTTATCAATGGTCGTAAAATATACGCACCCGCAACGGGTATATTCACAAGCGGGTTTACACCACCGCCAACGGCAACAATTGTATTTAATTACGCATTGAAAACCATGGATGTGGTATCGGTTCGTTATCGTGCAACGGGAACATGGTCAACATCTTCAATTACTTTTGAATGTACGAAAGCCCCACAAGGTATTAATGGTAACACGATTTCCATGGTTGATGCGATGCCACAAAAACCAATCAAAGATTTTGTCAATGGGGTGTTGCAAGGTTTTAACTGCATTTTGTTACCCGTTGGAGAAAAGGAAATTGAAATCCACAATTTGGCGGATTGGTTGGCAACGGGAACAACAAAGAATTGGACATCGTATGTGGATGTTAAGGACATTCAGCACGATAAAATGCCAATACCACGCCATGTGAGTATGAGCCATCAAGAATCAAGTTGTTTGGCCAATGCGTACTACAAACAAATCAACAAACGGGAATTTGGATCAATTAAGTTCATTCCGTTAATTGATTACCCAACGGATGAATTTAACATTGAAACACCATTCCATGTGATTGCACCCCAGGCGATGAACGAGGTCAATTTGAATGGGCAAATTGTACGCAAAACGGAATTAAACATTCCCGTGTTTATGGATAGCGATGCCAAGCCCGTGCAACAAGATTACACATTGTTTTATTACGGAGGCAAACAATCAATTTCCGATCCGTACTATTTTAACAATGTGAATCAATATGTGTTGCCGTTAATGACACCATATTCCGCGTACCCAACAGTATCAACAAGTTATTCCAATGCGTTCGGTTTAGAATTGTCATTGCGTGGGAATGCCCCCGTAAATACAATGTATCAAATGTATTGGAATGAATACCTATCCCGTATGTATTCAACGCAATCAAGGGTGGTTAAAATGACTGCGGTGTTACCCGTGGGCGAGTGGTTGACACTTGAATTGAACGACACCATCGCGATTTCATCCAATTACTACAAAATCCAATCCATCCAATACGATATGTTGACGGAGTTGGCCAAATTGGAATTGGTAACATACCCCGATGTTGAATTCATAAGTTTCACAAGCACGGGGCAACGGCCCGATTTTACCAACCCCGTTGAAGTACCCGCGGGATTAACATATTTGCGGGATTATTCGGTGGCCAAAGGTATCATGAATTCATACAAGTTTAACGGCCAAGATTATTTGGACACGAACCAAGATATCGACTACAACCAAAACAATGTATTCAGTTTGGTTCAACAAGTAAACAACCTTCAATCCATCGTGCAGTTCAACCAAATTACCATGCTTCGTAATAACTCAATTTCACGAACAACGGATTCCACAATTTGGGATCCGATTCCAATGGAAAGTCAAGCATCAATTGGGTATGTGGATAACATCACATCAAATTTGTCATTGGCAAAATATGTATGCACCGATGGTGGGCAATACAAGTTCACGGCCATGTGTTCTTTTGGGCAAAGTGGTAACAAACAAGTTGAGTTTGAAATACAAATCAATGGTCTTCCAACAACAGCATACGGATTGACTGATTCAAACCACCATAGCGTGAACATGGAAACCATTTTGGATTTGGCACCCACGGATGAAGTAACCTTTGTTTGGAAAATGGTAACGGGTGGTTCACACACAATTGTAATTCAAAAAGCGAACTTTTTAGTACTGAAAAAATGATATCATTGATAATCAAGTTAGCACAATCCCAAGAATGGTACGGGGTATCCGATGCGGTGGAAATCGCCAAGGGCAAGAACCAATATGCACAATCCTTTTCACAAGTATTCCAACAATATAAAAGAACCTTGAAATCATGGCTGATGAAATAAATTTTAAGATAAACGCCGACACCAAAAAAGCCGAAAAGAACATTGATGGTCTTGAAAAAAGTTTAGGTGGTTTGGGTGGACTTTTCGCCCGTGCGGGTAAAGGTGCAAAATCATTTGGACAAACATTGTCCGCAATGGGTAATGCCGTCAAAACTGGATTGGGTTTTGGTATCTTGTTGGGGGTATTGGATACCTTCAAATCGGTATTGAGTGAAAACCAAGCCGTGGTGGATTTGCTGAACCAAGCCATGGTTGTAATGCAAGGCGTGGTGAATGGTGTTGTTGAGGTGTTGAAACCCTTGTTTGGATGGTTTGCCAAGGCATTCAAAGAACCAAAGGTATGGTGGGATGATTTGGTAGCATCGTTTGAACGCGGTGCAAAGTTCATCAAGGAAAACATGATTGATGGGGTGTTCAACAAGTTCACACAATGGGCGAACACGGCCAAACTTGCCATCCTTGAATTGCGTAAAAATTGGAATGAGTTTACGGGAGATACCGAAGAAGCCAAAAAGATTGGGGATGAAATTGACAAACTGCAAAAACAAAATGTCAAGTTAGCCCAGGAAAACGCCAAGAAGATGGAAAACATCAAAGGCGTTGTGAATGATGTTGTTGAGTTTACCAAACAATCGTTCAATACAATTGCCAAGGCAACCAAAAAGGCATTTGATAACAAGGATGTATTGGCCAATGCCGAAGCCAACATTCAAAGGTTGCAAACCCTTTATCAAGGTATTGTTGAAAAGTACGATTTGATGGCCGAAAAACAACGGCAATTACGCGATGATGAAAACACAACCATTGCGGATCGTTTGGCAGCGAACAAAGAATTGCAAAGGGTATTGGCCGAGGGTGAGGAAAAGGAAAAAGAAAACATCAAAGCCCGAATGGGTATTATTCAAATGCAACAAAATTTGTTGGGGGCCAATAAAGACCGAGCAAATGAGTTGTTGGCATTGCAACAAGAATTAACGGGGGTAACGGCAAAGTATGCGGGGTTGATGTCGGAAACACTTACCAACGAAGTGTCATTGGGCAAAGAAGCATTGGATATTCAAAAGGCAATCAACGAATCAAAGTTATCCCAAATTGAAATCACCAACGAAGCGTTATTGGCCGAAAAAGAAGCGGCGATTGAACGGGCGGATTTGTTGACCAATGAGTTTGATAAATTCAAAGCGGTTAAGGAAGCGGAACAAGCGTTGAGGGATGAGGAAATCCGACAATTGAATGAATTGAACGCAAAACGCCAAGCCGATTTTGACACCCAGTTATCACAATTGACAAAAGGCACGGCAGCGTATCAAGATGTGTTAAACCAAAAGGCGGAGGCACAAGCGCAGTTTGATGCGGACATGAGAGTTAAAACAACCGAACAAGCGACATTTGAAGCGAAGTCGGCAAAGGAATTAACCGCATTAAAAATCAGTCAACAAGAAGCATTGGCAAGTGCAGTTACGGGGGCATTGACATCAATTGCAACCGCAGTTGGTGAGGAAACCGCAGCGGGTAAATCATTGGCCATTGCATCGGCAATCATTGACACCTACATGGGTGCAACCAAGGCATTGGCATTGGGGGCGGGAACACCCGTTGGTTACATTAACGCAGCGGCGATTATCGCAGCGGGATTTGCCAATGTTAGGAAGATGGCATCGACACCAATCCCAGGAAGTTCGGATTCAGCACCACAACCAAGCATGGGACCAAGCGTTTCAATTGTGGGTGGTTCAGCCGATCCATCGGCACAACTTGCAAAGAGTTTGGCAAGTCAACAACAAAAACCAATCAAGGCGTACACAGTTGCAACCGACATGAGTACCCAACAAGCCCTTGACCGCCGTATCCAACAAAATGCAACATTCCCTGGCTAACAAGTTTTATAGTTATGCAATTGAAAGGTATTAAAGTAGAATTGGCGTTATTGGATGACATTAACAAACAATGGGATAAATCATTTAGTGCTGGTGATGTCATGAGTCCTTTGATTAAATTGGAAACACAAGTGAAAAGTTCAATCAAGGAATTTCAAATCGCCGAAAAAATGATTATTGATGGATTACAAAAAGCCAAAGAATTAGGCGCAACCGCAGTAGTTGATGCTTTGAATAAAAGATTATCAGATACAAAAGGTGCTATTTCATTGAGAACCAATACATTAAAACACATCACAAACGCAATTAGTAGTTTATAACATGAAAACATCATACGAAAAATTTATGGCATCAAGTGCCGTTCAAGAAATTTCCAATGTTGAATTGGCAAGTGTAAAAGTGGATTTGGCTTTATTGGATGATGTCAAAGCAAGAATTGACGAAGCAAGAAAAAGAATATCAGATTTGAAAACTGCGGAAAAATTGGTTTTGGATTTAATTGCCAATGCGAGTAAGTTTCAAAGCAAATTGGAATCTGAATACGGGTTTGCAAATTCATTAAGCACAGTTATTGAAAACGCATTGTCAAGGGCTGAAAAGTCAGCAAAAGAATTGGGTGTTGATCCAAATGGTATTGCAGAAATTAAGCAATTGAAAACACTTGCACAACAATTGGACAAAGCGATTATTGATGCCGATTCAACTTTGGCAAAATACAACGGATAATGAGAATTGTTGAACTCATATTGGATGAACAACAAATGGGAAGTGGCATTGATGCGATAAGCATCGTGGAAGCCCCCGCCATTGAATCCAATTTTGTGGCATTGAAATCCCATGAAGTAAAGTTTGCCAAGGTTGACAGCGAAAAGCGAATTTTGATGGGGCCGATATTGATTCCCGATAAACCCATTTACCGCAAACAAGTGGTAGATGGTGAAATGGATGAATTCTACATTTACTTTTCCAAACAGACAGTTGCCAAGGCATCACAAATGTTCTTAATGAAGGGCAACCAAAACAACGCAACCATTGAACACCAATTGGCAGTTAAGGGCGTTTGCATGGTTGAATCTTGGTTAAAAGAGGACATGGAAAAGGACAAATCTGCAATCTATGGTATGAACGATCCAATCGGAACATGGATGGGTTGTTTGAAAGTTACCAATGATGAAGTGTGGAACGATGTCAAAGATGGTAAATTCAAAGGGTTCAGTATTGAAGGTTACTTTGCCGACAAAATGAAAATGAGCAAAACCCCAAGCGTATTGGAAGAAGTCAAGGAATTGCTCAATGAGTACAAAAAATCTAACACTAACAAATAATAAAGTTTTATGAGTATGAACGCAGAAACAATTTTGGATCGCATTATGGTAAAACTCGGCATGGCCGAAGAACCAAAGGCGGTTGAATTGGCACAAGTAAAAACCGAAGATGGCCAAGCCATTTTTGAAGCCGATACCTTCGCAGTTGGTGAAGCGGTTTTTATTGTAACCGAGGATGGAAAAATCGCCGCACCCGCTGGTGAATTCGCATTGGAAGATGGTAACATCATCGAAGTTGACGAAAACGGAACAATCGTTGAAATCAGCAAAAAAGAAGCCGAGATTGAAGA